TGAAACTGATCTCTAAAAAAGTCAGTCATACCATATCTTGATATTTCTGTTATACCATCATGAGATAATCTAAGAACAGCGCCTTTATTTTTGTCTGTAAAATATTTTCTAAAGCCATATACTGCAAAACTTTCAGGGTTATCACTAATACCATACTCGCCAGCATAAGGAACTATTTGTCCAATTACAACGTTAGCAGATGTAACTGTTCCACCACCTTCTGCAGAATATATAGCATCTTTATCTATTAACGCTCTATTAACTTTATTTTCTTGGAAAATTATTAAGTTAGTATCTTCAGCATATATTTTTTGTATACTACCATTTCTTGGATCTACACTTTTTATAATGTCTTCTCCAACTGGAAACTGATTAGTATTGTTTACACCTGTTCTAGCGTTGTATATACCACTGTAAATCATAGAGTTAAATCTAATGGCTGATTCCGGGTATTCTTCTTCTATATAAGCTTTAACACCATAGTCTACATTTACATTGTTGTATCCACCTCTTATTCTAGCTTCTTCTACATGCCAATCTAATAAAGATACAACTCCTTGATCAGGAGTAAAGCTTGGTAAAGTTAATACGCCAGCTTGCGCAAAAAATGGAAATGCTGCTCCAGTAGTAGATGTATTAGGCGATATAACACCTGGATATACAAGTTTACTGGGTAATGATGATGTATCTATTTCTGGATTTGGCCTACCACCAGTAGCAGGTAAAGTTTCTGCTCTACCATCTACAATCTTCTTTAACCAAAAAGAGTTAAAATAATTTACTTCTACTATTGCTGGCATAATTTATAATCACTTGTTTTTTAATAAATTAACATTATATTGATTTAGGATAAGTCTCTCCAATTCTACTACCTGTGTTGTTAAATCTAGCTAACCATATTCTATCGTTTTGAGGATTAGAATTTGAGTTATTAAAATTATTTAAAGTTACAGCCGCTCCATCATTACCAATAGGATTGCCTTGACCACCTGGTATACCCGCTGTTGGTCTTGATTTATAGGCATGCCACTGATTAGTACCTTGTTGATTAGGTATCCAAGGTGTAGTTAATGTAGAGTCTGTATAAAATTGAGTTACATATCTAAAGAAAGGTTCTCTTGCAAATACATTTTGCCATTGCGGACCTGTATAGTTTTCAGCAGCTTGTACACTTGGTTGTGATGTTTCCATTACAGAATATTGCCAAGCTGGATTAGTTATACCATATGGATAATAAAAATCACCATAAGTAATACTACAACTAATATTATCATTATTGTAAATACCGTTATTAGAATCTGTTACATTTGGATTAGGAGCTTCTGTTTGGCTACCTCGTATTTGATCAACCATAACTCTATAATCACCTAATGCTGATGGGTTATTAGAATCAAAAGCAAAAGTTCTAGTACACACAACTGTTAATTGCTGACTTGCTACTGATTGAGGTTTATCCATTTGTCCAACTAAAGTATGTTGTACATATGGCTGAGGATAACCAGCTCCTTCTGATATATCATCTAAACTACCAAGGTTTAAAGCATAATCATTTTGATTATTAACAGGGTAATTTACTTTCCAAATACCACCCATTGTTGTGTCTGGCCCAACTACATCTCCATTTTTATCAACAGCATCTGCCCAAGGACCAGGAAAAGCAGAACCATCTCTTCTTTGTATCCACACGTTTGCGTCTATATTTAATGGATCAGGTATAGAGTTATTGCTCGCGGCACTTGGGTCTATTGTTTGTACTAATTGAACAGTAATATACATACAACCTTTATATAAACCTCTTTTAATAGCATCTAAATTACACCAGCTAGGTCCATCAGATAAATCTAGCGACTTAACATTATATGAAAACCCAGAACCAGGAGGTCCATATGGAACATTATTAACATTAACTGGGTTTTGTGGATCTGGTATTTGACTCCATATATTAGTCGCGTAGTTTTGAGGAGCAACCGGTCTGTTTAAATTATAACCAGGTACTGTAAGACCTGTAGATTTATTTGACCATATTACCATACCAGCATCAGAACCTTTAAGTAAGTTAACTGCTTCACCCGAATCAATAAAAGTACATGTTACAGAAGCTTCGCCAAAGTCCCATTGTAACTCTATTACTGTTGTTAAGCTTCCAACCACGCCTAAAGCATCCGTAACAGCTAACTGTATATTATATGGCCCAGACATTATTGTTTGAGGCAGCTGTGTAAATTCACCTGTAAACTGATCTACCGCAAATATGTTTACATCATTACCATATTGTGTTTGCGTTAATATAGAAAACTGTAATTCTAAAGCATCGTTAGGCCCTGGATCTGCAGTTCCATTTTCACCACTATATACTGGGTTTCCTAGTCCAAAACTATTATAAGGAAATATTCTATATCCTCCACCAGGTGGATCAAACACAGGCGCAGCATTACCTAATTGTATTTGTTTTTGTATAACTGGTCCAACGTCACCAGTTGTATCATTTGTAGCTGTAAAATCAAATGTAAATGTTCTTATAAGTGAATCTGCTAAAAACACAAAGTAACTACTTATTTGTAGCGTATAACTATCATAAGCATGTGTGTTTCCATTAGGAGTTAAAACCCCTGCCGCTGTTTCAACTAAAGTAAACAGACCACTTACATCAGCACCAGTGCCATCAACAACTGTCATTGATATAGAAGAACTAGCTATTGAACCACCTAACGCATCTTCAACATAAAAGTCATCTGTTATAATTGGTCCTTGACCATTTGAATATGGTTGAGCCGGGAAAGTATAATTTCTATCTTCAACAAAATCAACTGTAAAGTTTTCTAAATCATCTGGTACAGACGCAACTGTTGTTTGTATAGCGTCGTTTAAGTCTTTAATTTTACCCGACGTAGATGTTTCCCAAAATAATTCTAGTCTAGATTCTACTGGTTTAGTTTCATAAACACTTAAGAAAAATGGATAACCATCTGCTGGTACTGGACTTGGATCACCCGCGCTACCAATTAACTTTTGTGTAGCTACTCTTGCTAAATAAGGATTATTTTTAGTATCATAGACATCTTCAAGAGGTGTCCAACCAGTAGCAGATGTTACATCAAAATATTTTTCTGGATACAACTCTGTTTGCCTTGCTATTTGAGTAACCGTATCTGAAACAATGTTAGATAAATACTGTGTGTTATACCTAGGAGTAATTAAAGCCACTGTATCTGGTGCTATAGGCAACTCAGGACTTACTTTACCATAAAGCTGCACGCTACTTCTAAAAGAAGTTTGATCTGGTCCAACCTCTTTTAAATCTCTTGGTACTTTATTTATATTGTCATTAAAAAGTGTAATAGTTGATGTATAATATTGTTGATCAGCGTAACCACTACTTGAATCACCAGGTTGTCCAGTTAATATACCGGGTAAATAAACATTGTAATATTCTTGTTGTTTTTGTTTTACTACTATTTTATAAGTGTACCAACCAAGTGGATTATAACGAGGATCTGTAGGGTCACCATTATATAAACCAGGAGTTCCACTAACATTATCTTTAGCTGAGTCTATAATACTATTAAAATATACTTTTAAACTATTACCAGGCCAATCAACTATATTGTTAAAATTTTGAGTATCATATTCATTTTGATATGGAACATATATAGTATCAGCACCAAACTCTGGATTAGGAGATGAAGCTGCTATAAAGCCTTGATTATTAGAAAGCAGCACTGTAGATGTTCTACCATATCTATCAGATAATACTACACCAACTTGATAATACCTGTTTTGTTTTACATTATGATTAGGATATGCTGAATAAGAGTAATTACTATTAGGTTCGTTATAAGGAATTTTAGCTGAAATACCCACATTATAATCTAATGCTGTTGGCGGGGTGTGTTTGTTTTGAAAATTACTATATACAACTCTGTTGCTTATTATTTCTTGGCCTAAAGCTTTTACAGGTACTTTGTCATATACCCTTGTTGTTTGGTCTTCTGGTAATACCTTAAATGGCTCGGTAGCTTGATAATCATATTCGTATATGCTCACAGCGCCAGCCGCATTTAATTGTTCACTTGTAATTCTATCTACAACAGAAACAGATAAACCATCAGATTCTTTATATAGTATTTCTATTTCTTCAACTTTTAATTTTTCTAGTAACTCATCAGCGTTTATTTGAGTACCATCCATTTCATCTGGCATAGGAATTTGAAGTAAAACTCTATTAACTTGGTTTTCCATAAATGAAACAACTGTGCTTTCATAAGTTCTATCTTCATCACTAGCTTCTTGATTTTCTAAAAAATAACCAAATTGTTTAGGTATAAACATTGATTGTGTAAACGGAGCCATTAAAGAAAATTCACCATCAACAAACTTAAATCTATAACTAAACCTAACAAATTTATCAGTTAAAAAATCTTGATTACCAGCATAGCTTGGTATATAGTCAGGCGCGCCGGTGTTTACAAAATTAGGATTTGCATAACCAAAATATATTTGACCATTGAGTAAAGCGTTAAATCTAAAAACTATATTATCGCCATTTCTTTTTTGAACTTCTATTTCGTTAAGATTAGGAGCAGATATAACTATAACGTCATCTTCTGGTAATATTTGACCATCACTAGTCCAAACATTCATACCATTCGCTGCCGCTACAGCTGTAGTAAGCCCGGGTGTAGCGTCAGTAGGTGGTGTAATCACTCTTATTACTTGCGGTGTAGAAGGTGCTAATGTTGCATCTAATTCCATTTGACCTACCATAGGTGTTGTTACTGAAACAGCGTCAGTCATAGTTGTTTCAATTACACCAGCATTGTCTTTCCAAACTTCAATAGCTTTGTAAGGATTATATTTACAAACAGTTATATGATCTTCACTAGTATAAGGTAATCCGGCAATAGAAACAAAATTAGTCCACAAAACAGCATCTGGATTATTTATATTTATTACTCTTGGTTGGTTTCTATTATCAGTCCAAAATAAAAGCTCTTCTATTAAATTAACACTACGTATTTGATAACCTGTAGAAAAATTTAAAAACGGTCCAGCTGCATATAAATATATGTCACCATTATCTATGTCGTATCTTATAATAGCGTTTTGACTTATACTACTATAACCTGGTCTAGGATCTGTATTGTCTGTTAAAAATAAATATATTCTACTATTTATTTCGTCTGCATACTGACCAACAATAAGCAAGCGATTACCCCCTAATACATCTACACCAACAATTTCGCCTACATTACCATTAAATATTAATTCTGTACCTTGTATGTTTTCAGCAGCTCCAACGTTACTATCTTCTGACTTTGATATTGCTATGTTTTGAGCGTCGCGATATTCACCGTTGGGTAGTAATCTTTCATCTAAGTCTTTATTCATTTTAGACTTTAGAAAAGTATTTTTTATTTCTGCCATTTAATTTTAATGTTTAATCCATTTAGATTTACCACGCATTACCTGTACTATTTGATCTAATTTAATATTAGATAATCTAATTTTTGCATTTCTAAGTTTAGCGTATTTTTCTTTTTGATACCTTCTAACTACATACTCTGGCATACGAGCTCTAGTGGCTAATATTTGGTAGTTTATATAAGCGTAGAGAGCTTCTTCTGCCATCTTAGGTATTCTTGTATCTAAATCACAAGAAAGTCCATCAGAGATGTATTCTAACACAATGCATCTTCCAGCTAAATTACTAGAAAAAGTAAACTTACCTTGTCTTTCGTCTAATCCATACCAACCATTTATTTGACTAGTTTGAGGATTTAAACCATATCTTTGACCTACAATTACGTTCCAATATAAAGGATATGGAGTGTTAAAATAATCTGTATAATAACTCCAGTAGTTACCGTTCCAACCAGATATTAATCTAGTGTTAGCTTGTCTCCAAGCTTGTTTGGTTAACGATGTAGTTTCTAGGTTTTCGTTTAAAGCGTCTTGTATTGGTATACCATCTTGATCTTGTGCTATACTTTCATATGGGTTAGTTGTCAAACCATTATTAGGATATATAGTATGTAACACTCCTAATTCGTCCTTCCATGATACCCTAACAATGTTGACATAATCTTGTGGTATAATAAGCGATAAACTTGGTGGTATTTGTAGCTCTTGCGACTTGACACTTTTTAATGTATCATAACTAAACTCTTGTAAACCTCGCTTAGCATGAAATATAACATCAGTTCTTTTTACATTAGATATTAATTTACCTGCACCAACATAAGCTATCATATAGTTTGTAATAACATCTGATAATCTCGTATAGGCATACCCACCGTAATTTTGCCACACAGTGTTTTCAGTAAGTTGTACTCTTAAATAATTACCAGCTGCTAAACCACCTGTAACTGTAATAGTATTATCTACAACAGTATACGTATTGTATAAAGGTGTGTAAGTAAAACCACCATCAACACTAACTTCTAAATAAAAATTATTTGCAGGCCAATTAACATTAGTGGGATCAGCTGTTGCAAAAACTAGATCAGTGTTAAATGTAGTAGTAAACGATTCAGGTAAACCTCCGGATGCTATAAAGCTTTGAGCACCGATGTAATACTGTCTGTTGTTTTCAGAGATTAGCGTCATTTATTATAATTTTTCGTTTTGCTCATTCATTGCAGCCTCTTGAGCAGCTGCTTGTACTATTTGTGGGTCTCTAATAATAATACCCGCGTACATTAATATTTTTATAACTACTTCACTTTGTTCGGATGGGTGAAGTTCAAATTGTGTAGAACCAGTTGGGTTTAATGTAGGTTCATAAACTGTGCTGTCGTATAAGTATTGTCCTTGTGGTCCAATAGTATAACCCCATCTTACATCAAGAGGTTTACGAACATAGTTAGCCGTAACCCTACTAGTTATAACCGTGGGTCTAACAAATAAAAATTCGTTTTCATATAAGTAATTTGGAAATTGTAATGAAGCTCTAGTTAATCCAGATTTTTCTACATAATAAAAATCGTTTCTATCTAGTCTTTGCATTTCTACTTCATCATTGTATACGACACTGCCAAGCCTATAAAGCTCGACTGTATTACCGAGAAAGTCTACGGTAGGAAGGGTAAAATAACCTCCTGGTGCTTGATAAGCGCAATCACCAAAGGTTTTAAATATAGCTATTTTCTCATCTATATTCATCTGCCTGTCAGCATAATCAGTATCAGTCTGCGGAATACGCATCTGTTGATTTAAATCATCAAAATATTTTTCAAATATATCTAACTGTACTTGAGTAGCTGTTTTATTAAATTCGTCAGGCGTCATATAACCACGCTGCTCTTTATTTAAAATTGATAATACAGTTCTATATACAGCATTTACGTTTATAGCCATAGTATATTTTTGTTATAATAAAGGCGGGCGTTAACCCGCCTGTTTATTATTAGTATAGTTTCTTTTCTATAGATTTCATCACCATGATTCCCTCATCTGTTTGTAAGAAACCTGCAAAAGCAGTATATGGATTTTCACCATAAGGAACTTTCATAATAACTTCTTTTGTTTCTGCCCATAAAAAATCTTTGTTTTTATTAGACAAAGTTATTATACCTTGTTCAACCGATTTAATAGCTATGTTTCTTAACTGAACATTTTCATCGCTAGCTAATTGAATAAATAGTTTAGGATTTTTTCTAGCAAATACTAGTATATCTCTTTTTAATTCTTTAGTACTTAATTGAGATACTTTAGTTCCTTTTTCTACTCTTAATATAGCTTCAGCTAAATCAATATCTAGTGATCTAGCTATGTTCATTGCATCTATTTCAAATTCTATTTCTTCTACTTCATTAATAGCTACTTGAACTGGTTTTCTTTCTGCATATTTCTTGTTTAAGCTTGGGTGATATAATGATAACAATTTTTGTAAAGCTTGATATTGCTTTGGAACATTTAAAACACCATCTTTAAATTGAATATGTTTTAATGTTACTTCTCCTTTTTGCTCATCAACAAATGGTGAGTTTTGATTAGTAGCGTATCTTAAAGCTCTTTGCTCATTTTTTTCCTCGTCAAACCACAGTAATGGGTATCTTTGTGTATGTCTTGAAGATAGTGTATATGTAAGTGGTTCTTTACCACCTAATAAATAATACTGTCTATCTTTTATTTCCCAAGAGTTGTCAACAACAACCTCTTTTTGTTTTTTCTTTTTTGTCATGATATAATATAATTAAATAAGTTAAAGGTATATGGGCGCCGAAGCGCCCTTACCTTATAAAAGTATTAAGCTGTCATTAATACAAAGTTGTTAGCACCTTGTACACATAAACATCTTTCAGATAAGAAGTGAACTTCCATCGCGTCAAGATCAGAAGTGAAAGCACCACCGACAGAACCAGTGATCCATGATTTCATTCTTCTGTCATCAGTTTGAGAAGCTCTATATCTTACGTGTAAGAAAGGTCTTCTAATGTTTGTACCAAGAATTTGGTCATAAACAGTTGAAGTACCAGCAGGAATTAATACTCCTTCGATGTCATCTCCAGTAGTAAAGTTACTAGAACCACCTCTTGTAGAAGCATCGTTTAAGTATTTCCAACTTGTCTTATAAAAATCGTAAGATCCTCTTCTAAATCCTGAGAACTGTAAATTAAGAGCCATTTCTTCAGAATTTTCAAATACACCGTAAGATGTACCACCGATACCATAAGAGTTTTGTGAAGCAAGCATGTTATCAATATCAAGCTCAGTAGCTCTGTCTAAGAATAACATATTTTCTTCAATAGCTCCTTGGCTATCTAAGTTCTCAAGAATTGTATCGAAGTCAGCTAATGCGCCAGCGAAAGCAGAGAATACATTACCTCTAGCTTGGATAGCAGCAAATAAACCTTCAGTACCTAGTAAAGCAGCATTCGCAGCATTAAAGTCTGTAATACCAGCTTGTGCTTGAGTATGGAATAAGTTTGCAGACGCACCGTTAACAGCAGCGTTTTCACCTTCAACCATAACCATTTCTAAGTAATCTTCAAATCTTAATCTAGTTTCTGATTCAGCTTTTAGATACCATAAGTATCCAGTTGCACCATCTTCTGTAGTTACTTCAACCCAACCAATTTGTGCAGTATCAGATCCAGATACAACGTATCTATCTCTAATAATAACTGGTTTGTTAGAGAACTGAGTGAAAGAAGGCTCAACGTTTTCTAATACTCCTGAACTTCCTTTTGGATATTCAGAACCATATACGAATACTTTATATCCTACAGCATCAGCAGGAATTTGACCACCACCAGCAGAAGTTTCCTGATATGGGAAAACTTGGATTTCATTTGCGTTAAGTGCAGATCCAGCAACAATACCAGAATCAGCAACATAAGCTTTGATTGAATCACCACCAGACTTAGGCATAATTACTACAGTCATACCTGGAGTAATAACGTTTGCAAGTCCAGCTGTTGGAGCGACAAATAAATCTAATACGTTTCCTGGCGCACCTAATGGCTGCACAGTATCGTAAGATATATGTAATCTATTTTGTTCAGACCAAACTACTTGGTCAGAAGTCATCGGCATTTCAGCGCCGACCATTCTAATAAAGCCACCTAGAGTTCTATTTCCATATCTCTCTACTTCAGCTTCATAGATTTCAGGTAGGTACTGCTGAGCAAAGTCATTAGTACCGTCTGTAAAACTAAGGTAGTTATCCGACGTGATCTGTTGGATCTGTGAAGGATTTAAACTACCAAATAAAGGATTTAAGGGCATAATTAATTGTTTTTAAATTATCGTTTTTTAATTTTCAATTTACTAGTATCAGAACCACTAATTGCACGAACCTTTAAACCACCAACAAATACATCACCACTTGGAGACGTACGCGCCTCTGTAGATACATTTTTTGATTTATTAACAACATCTTTAACAGCATCGGCTTTGCCTTGCTCATAAAAATGATGCGCTATTTTGTCCGCGTTTCTAGCAGCAAAGATTGCTTTATGATAACCTTGAGTATCTTTTACATTGCCCTTATCGTCCAAGAACCTCTGAACAAAGTCTTGTAAATTACTCTGAGCTTTTGCAACTTCATTAGGATTTTTAACACCATATCTAAATTTCTTTTCACCAACTGCGAAGTCAAAACCTTTGAACTCCTCATTGAATAAACCAGATGTTTTTTGTTTAAAATCTTCGTGTTGTTGTAAAGCAACTTCCTGATTTTTTTTGTAGCGATTAAAAAAGTCAATAGCTTTTTGTTGATCTTCAGTAACACCGGGTCTTAATCTGACCTGATCATAATACTTATTTTTAAGATCATCTAAAAAGTTTTTGGCTTTAGCAACCTCTTCTTTGTAAGCGAGTTTTTTTCGTTTGATGTCTCGCTCTTCATCAACATCTTCATCATAGTCGAAATTTTCTTCCATGATAAATTTTATTTCCTCATCATTAAGATGTGGTTTGCTTTGTTTGTAATATTCTTTTAATAACACATTAGAATCTACATTGGAATAATCAGCATTAAGTCTAACGAAGTCTTCAATTGTTCCATTTGTTTCTTCCATAAACTTTACAAGCTTTTCAATATTTTCTGGTAATACTGGTTGCTCTTTTTCAACAGTTGTTTTTGTTTCAACTATAGGCTCATCAGTAACTTCTTGTAAAGGTGTAACTTCTTCTACTTCTTTCGTTTCGGTGTCCCGTACTTCTTCAACCACTTTTTCGCTGTCGCTACTGTCTTTGGGTTGTTCGACAGCAGCATCGCTGTCATTTGTGCTTTGCTCTTGAACGGCATCTTCCTTTGGTTTTTCTTGTGTTAAATCTACTTTAGCTTCAACAGTTGGTTCAACTGTTTCTTCTACTTTTTTACTTAAATCTACTTTTACAGGCTCTTTATTTTCAGTCTGTTGTTTAATAGATTTTTTCTTGATCTTTAGAGATCCAGAATCTTTAGTGTTTGCCATAATAAAATAATATAAAATTAATAAAAAAATCTACGCAAACTGACTCAAGTCCATACCTTCACCTAATTGATTTGGTGTATTTTCAAAATCTACAGGTAAAGAATCATTTTTTCTTTGAGAAATCATTTCTGATTGTTGCGTAGCTTGTATTCTTGTTCTTTGATCTTTACGATCTTCTATTTCTTTTTCTTTTTCTTGTCTTGATAACATATCCATTTCAGCTAACTTCATGTCAAACTGATACTTCATTTGCATTAACTCTTTTTTGATTTGAGCTTCTTTTTCTAGCTTTTGTATTTCAAATTGAGACTTACCTTGTTCAATTTGTAATTGTGTTTGTGCTATAGCTTCTTGTTTTTGAACTTCAGACATAGCCGCAGACTCAGCTGCTTTAGCATTAGCTTGAGCTTGCATTTGTATATTAGCTTGTTGCTGTTGTTGCTCTTGAGCTTGCTTTTGTTTACGTCTTAGTTTTAATAATTGATTAGCTAGTTTGATATTTTTTATTTCTCTAATATCAATTGCGTCTTCTAAATTAATACCACCACTCTGTAAAGCTATTTGTATACTTTTTTCTAACATAGCTTTTTCTTCTTCATCTGGCTCTAGTTCTAAATAAATACCAAAGTCATGAAGATTTAAATGTTGTATTTCATCTAACGTACCCACATTAAAAGTACTAATAGATGATTTTAAAGACTGAGCTAACAACTCATGGTCTAAACAATCAGCTATTCTAAGCGATATATTTTCTGCAGTTCTAACAGCTAAATATAAACCAGCTTGTAATATATGTCTAGTTGCTACATTAGAATTATAAGCAGCTAGTTTCTGTAGTCCTACTAACGCGTCTGGGTCTGGAGTACTAGCGTCTCTAGCCTCATTTAACCCGGTCACGTCTCTTATCATTTGTAAATAGTATTGATAAGTCTGTATAAGACTTTGTAATTTAGCACCAGCATTTGAAGTTCTTAATTCTTGTATTGGAACTTTACCTCTATTAGGATCACCCTCTTGAGTTAAACTTCTACCAACTATACTACCAGTTTGAAAATACATGTTTAGTGCTTCTTGTGGATTATAGTTTGTACCATTACCTAAATCAACTTCAGCTAAGCCGTCTACATCTACGTATACACCATCTGGTACCATACGAGATATTACTTGTTGTAGTTTTAAATGTGTTAACTGTATCATATCAGCAAACCCAGTTATTCTACTTACAATAGACTCTATTCTACCGTGATACATACGTGGCGCACAAATAGAATAATTCATATGCACCTTTGTACTATCAGCAAAAGGTCTAGACATATTTTCAGATAACTTCCACTGAATCATATCATTTATACCTAATACTTTAGCACCAGTAAATAAAACCTCTATAGATCTTGAAACTCTATCAAAGTTATCATTTTCTTCAGGATTAAATGTATCTGGTTTTTCAAGAGCTTTTTCTAATCCTTGATCTGTCTTTTTAATTTTAAATACCTGGTCCATATATGTTTTGTACTCAAAAAACATAACAGCAACCACATCAGGTGCTTCGTTCCAGTTTCTTAAATAATTTTGTTCACCTGGAAATTTTTCTATTTCTTTTAACTGAGCGTCTGTTAAATAAGGAAATTGTTTTTTAAGCTCAGCTATACTTATCATTTTAACTTCACCAACATAATATAAGTCTTCAAAGTTAGGATCTTTTGTATAAGAATAAACTAACTCAGCTGGATCCACATATTCTACGGTTACACCGTTTGAAGTATTAAAATTAGTTTTAACAGCGCCAATACCTAGCACTACTAAATCTTGTAATATTCTTTTTTTAGTTTGTTCAAATTTATTTTTAGCTAATACATTAGATATTACCTCTTCTTCAGCTATCTCTATACTTTGCTTATAATTAAGTTGCATGTGTAAAGATAGTTCTTCTTTGTTTTCAGGTAAATTTTCTTTATGTTGAGTAGAATATAAATCTATACCTAGTACATCCTTTGCTTTTCTTAAATAATCTCTAGCAGATATATCACGCATTAAAGCAGTTGCATAATCAGTTCTTTTCTTTTGTGAATCAGGGTCTTGTGAGTAAGCTTTTATATCATAATCTCTATCAGCTAATCCATTTACTACTATATCAACAAACTTAGATATAATAGGAACAGGCTTCCAGTCTAAATTTAAATAAGATAAATCACCGTTTATAGCTAGTTCATCTTTATACTTTTGTATTGATTGCTCGCCTCTAGCATAAAGTCTTCTATTGTGATATTCAGAATAATTAGTTTTATATAGACCATATCTAACGCTACCGCTACCATACCTATTATTACTAAACCATTCGTTTTCAATAGCTCTAGCTACTTTCAAGCCGTATTCATATGTGTTCTTTTCCTCAAAAGGTACCACCTGACTAGGAAAGCCACTTAGATAATTAGTGTCAACACCATTCATTTATTCTATAATTTTTGAAGTATAACCAGAGTTACTGTATTTTTTAAAACCTAAAGGTACTACCTGTCTTTTAAAATCAGCAACTGGTTTGTATTTATTTTTATTACAAGCCATTATAGCTAACCCCGAACTAATTGCTGCATCAAACTTAGTTCTATTGTTTATATTAAATTTAGCCCAGTCTTCAAGAGTGCGTTGAAAATACATATCACCATAACCATCGTTACCGTATCCTACATAATTTTCTATATACATCTCAATAGCAGCGGCGTGAGCTTGCTTTATATCTTCACTTGAGTTTGGTATACCACCTACTTCTTTTTCAGTAGCTGATAATTTATTCCAAACTTTGTCAGGTCTATTCATAGAGTAACCTCTATATCCTCTTCTTTTTAAATAATAAAGTAATCTTGGTTTATTATTTTCTGCTAATAACGGCATACCATAAAACACTAAAGCCATTAAAACATCTTCAAAAAATATATCAGCTGTTTGTGGTCTAGCTATATATTCTAAAAAGAAATGATGAGGAGGCGCGTCTTCCATGCTAAACTTTGTTAAACCATGTAATGCACCTTTAGAACCTTTTTTGTCTACTGTACCTGATATATCGTAACTGTCACAACCAAAAGCACCTATGTGCTCGTTACCAGGATATTTTGTATTATTTTTTAAAATAATATTGTTTTGCAAATTTGTATTTGGAACCCAACTAATATTAAATCTACCATTTTTACTTGGCATAAATATTACTTTAGTATCTTTTATTCCATTTTCCCATTGAAAATTACCTTGTGTAACTAAAGGACTCATTGCTAAAACTTCTTCATTATAATCTATTTGCTCATAAAGCTTTGTTAAATTAAATAATGAAGCTTTTGTTTCATCTCTAAATGCATGTTTTTCTGTACGAGGAAACTGTCTATAAAACTCGTTTAAAGCGTCTTGATCTTGTTTTAAACCATCAACTTCATTTTGCCAGTAATCAATAACGCCTAGTGTAATTTCATACCCGTCTGGACCAATTGTCTTTGTTCGAGGTGTATCGAATACAGGTATGCCATAAGTATCGATGTATCCTTCGTAGTTCCATTCCATAGGTATGAACAAAGAATAGAGTCCCGAACGAGTCTGTCCGTTGGCGTTTCGTTTAGTAACATCGGAATCATAGTATAATTTTTTAAAGTTATCACCTCCTTTATCTAATGAGTTACTTGTCGAACCCATCATACATTTTCCAACTACCCTACTACCTAGTCGTAACGTTGTTTTGGTGACCCTCCAGTTGTTGAGTATGTTGTTGGGACGTTCCCACTTCCCCGACTCATCATGAACGAGGAGTTTGAGTTTCTCACCGTCGTAGGAGTTATCACCGGTGTTCTTCCAGTCGATAGTGGTATCAAGTCCCTTGAGGGTATCTTGTAAGGTTTCATCGGTGGTGGCGGCGGTAAGTTTACGTCTGGTAAATTTACTGGCTGGGACACGGTAGGCAAGCTCGGTCTTGGGCCTGTCCATTCCGTCCTGGGTCGGCTTGAAAAAGAAGGGGTAATTAACTGATATGGGTACCACCTTATCTGTGAACATGGACTTTGCATCAGGTCCAGACTTGGATAATATACCATACCTGGAGTCACTTGATATGGTTGCCAAGTTAACCACCTCTCCTGAGGCCATGAAAGAAAACCCGGACCGCCTATTCTTAAGGTAACACATCCCAAAGGATCGTGGATCTGCCTTACAAGCTTCCCAGAAAATAAAGAATAATCTATTTGATTCCCTAAAGTCTGGTGCCCCGACGTCAATCTTAGACCACTGCAAGTACATGTAATGAGTACCACTAATGTAAGTAGGAACGTCTTTGTTATAAAACCAAAAACCTTCTTCCCTACGAGTAAATTCATTATCGATGTAATCATACCATTGTTCTTTAAAATCTTCTGGGTATTGTTTAAAATCAAAAACAGTTTTTATTTTATTTAACTCTTTTGGATATTCAAACTTACTCCATTTATTGTTTTTAAATCTATAAACATCTTTTTGTTTTGGTAAAGCTATTTTAAGATTTTGTATTTCATATATATCTCCAATAGTTCCATCTTTACTTATTACAACTACATCATATTCTTTGTTGTAACCATACTCCCATTTTTTAGATTTATTTAATCTTTTTACTACTTTAGGATTTATATGTTCCTCTAATATTTTATATAAACTTTGCTGATACATTACTTAGATCTCCCTTCTGCAAAACCTTTAAAAGTTTTTTGTTTAACTTCTTTTGGTTTAGCTTCTAACATATCTTTTTCTTCTTGTATACGATTAAGTATTTCAAACGCATCAAATATTGCTAGTTTTTTAGTAGCTGCAGCGTTTTTTAAACGATCAGCTGATATGTCGTCGTCTGAATCTACAATAGGTTCTTTAGCAACCTTTATCAATTCGTCCACCGCCTTTTGCCCAGCGTGGATTATATTCAACTTCGTTTCCTTTGTGTTCATACTTAGCAAAGATATTTTTAGATTTCATACAATATAAAAGTTCTTCATCAATTAAAAACCTCCACTCTCTACCTGGTGGATAACCTACCACATCTCCTGTTTTTAAACCTTTTTGTTTTAACTGATTGTTATTATATTTTATAATACCAATTAAGTCTTTATCTTTTATTGGTTTTATAAAACAATAGTCACCAAATGTTTTCCATTTATTATTTTGATTAAATAAATATATTTGGTCAGGAGAAGCAAAATACATATCTTCATTAAAATAAGACGCAGAGTTTCTTTCTTCTCCGTTTTGATCATACCATCTTCTAAATATATTATGATGTACAACTATAATGTCACCAACATTTATTTCTGTTTGATATGCTGTAGGTACTGCTATAACTTTAGCAAACCTACTTATAAACTCAAACTCTTCTATTGAAGTGTTTATAATTAATTTTTTATCACCAACTCTTAATTCGTTTTCATATCTTTTATTAAGAGGTGTAATAATAAAGTTTTGAATACTTCTCATTAATATTCTAAATCATACTCAACAGATATAGCCATGTTAGAATTAAATTTCTTCCATGGCAATACCTCATTGTTTTTCTTTATATAAATATTATAAGAACTATCAGTTGAATCTAACAATATGCAAGATATTTCATGACCACCATAAACTTGTTGGCCAATAGAATAGTGCATGGCGTCGTTTTTATAGTCAGCGCCAATACTGATTTTTCTTATATTAGATTCCATTAGTCAACTTTTTTTAAGTTTTCTTGAGGAATTTCTTCGTAAGATCCGTCTTGCACATTAATATTAATAGCACCATATTGTTCTTCTAGTTCTTTTTTAAGCTCATCCATTGTAGATTTAAGAACTGGAACCTGCGCTAACATATCTTGCTTTTGAGCCTCAAGAGCTCCAACTTGATTTATTACCGCAGCCATTTGCGCTTGTGCTTCTTGAATTTGTTTTAACTGTTCTTCAGTGATTTTTTTTACTTCTTTACTCATAATTTTAATTTAATTTAATTTTTAATATACTTTACTTATTTATTATTACCTATAGATTTAAATTTTTCCGCTCCACGTGAACCAAAATAAGCCACATAAACAGTAACTAAAAGCGTTTGTAATAACTGTACCCAGCCATCAGCAACGCTAAAGTCTATTTCAAAACTATCTAATAATATTAATATAACCATAGAAACTGTAAGAAATATTAAAGACATAGGTCTCGTGTTTTTACTTAACCATGAATCAGACTTCATATCTGCAGCCCAACGTTTTGATACTTCTTTCATTTCTACAATATCCATTTCTAAAAGCTTCATAGCTTTTTCTTTATCTTCCGGTGGCAACACCGTATCAGGTTCTTTTTGTATTAAGTTTTTTACTACACCAAATACACCACTGTCTGGTAACACATCACCAACAGTACCTAATATACCTGGAGCTGCTTTACTTAAAAACGCTCCGACTTTTGTTTCGCTAAATTTTTTTTTGTTTGGCATAAGCTTCTTTTTCCCAGGGTAAATTTTTATCACCCTCGTTCATTTTAGATCTTAAATATTTTTTACCTTTCCAATAAACATACTTGTCATCATAATATAAATCACCTCTCATTATTTGATCAGTGTGTACTTTTTCATGACTTATAGTTTGTTCCTCAACATCCTTGGGTAAGTTTTTATTTATAACAATACACCCAGTGTTTAATGTAACACCATGGACTGCTGGATCTTTAAACTCTACTCTATACACAGGGGTATTATCTATTGTGTATGGAGCTTTTATTTTAAAGGCCATTATTTTTTTCCGTAGCTACAACCTTTTTTATTAGGCTTACCCTCAGCGCTTCTTTTCATCGCATTTTTAATAGCGTTTGCAGCTACCATTCCAGGTGCGCCAGCTATTAAACTAGGAGCTATATTAACAGCTGTTTGAGCAGCTCCTTTCACCATATTTTTAGCGCCTTCTACAATTTTATCTTTCATGCTAAGCTCAGTAGTCTCATCATGTTTCCAGTTTCTTTTATCATACTCTGCTCTTCTTTCTGGACTATTTAAAGGAAAGTTTTTCATACTTGTTCCATTGCTTTGTAAAACACCTTTTTCTCTAGCAATACCTTCAACCATTTCTCCTTGTGGTCCAAGCTTGTCTGTATCTACCATAGCTTTTGCTGCGGCTCTATTATCAACTGGCATAAACTGCTCTAGGTTTCTAACCTTTCCATAAACATCGCTTAATGGATGTATTGTACCTGGAAGCATTTTAGCAGCTGCTCTATCATAAGCCATTAATGTTTGATCTGCATCACCAATTTTTTTACCAACATGATGTTTGTCGTCATAAGCATGCAGTGATTGATCTGCCGCGTGCTCTTGTCTTTTTGCATCGGCAATTAATTCATGATCGTGAATCATTGTATATCTTGGGTGATTACCCGTGTATCCGTGTCCCATTGTTTTATTTTTTAATTGTTAATTTTTAATCTAATCTTTCAAATGATATTTCTATTGGTCTATTACCTGTATCTGATGGAAACGGATTTACACCACCGACAGTAAACTCTACTTCTACTTTTATTGTATCACCGGCACTAAACGTTTGAATTAGTTCTCCATAAAATATTTTATCTCCTGTTAATTCTGTAGATTTTTGATCAATAACATCTACAGCGGTACCTCCTGCTAAAACAAAAGAAACTCTCATTTCTACTTGGCTTGTTTGATCAAACCAATGCTGACAGGTTCTTACTTTCCAGGTTCCTCCTCCATCTACTCCTAATGTAAAAGTAGCTTCTTGACCTGCTGTACCACCAGGTGTGTTAGCACATGTCCAACCATATTGCGTAAAAGCTGTTGGGCCTGGAGCATTTTTTTGAGCTGCTATTAAAGCTGTTGGATTAAACGGTAAAACACTAGCGGTAGCACTAAGCCAATTTGTATATGCAACTGGAGTACCATTTGGCCAAATAAATACTTGAGTCATTCTATAACCAGTTACATTTATTCCTGGAACAAAAACAGCGTTCGTACCATCACTTTGAATAAGATCTCCTCCAGAAGAAGCACCAGCGTTAGTTAACGCATTAATAGCTAGTTGTTGCGTGCTTTGTCCAGTACCTCCATTTGCTATAGGTAATACACCTGTAACATCTGCGGCTAAATCTATACCAGCAACAGTTGTAAAAGGTGTTGCCGCATCAGCTTTCAAAAAGCCAGCTGTAAATGTAGTTTCACCAGTTCCACCTTTATTTACTGGTAGCGGACTAGTATCAAATAGTAAACCTTCTAAACTTGTAACTAATTCTGTAGGTGTAATACGTAGGTTACTAGGACCTGTTGCATCATAACCAACTATACTAGTAAAGTTAGAAAGATCCGCCTCAGCGGTAAATTGTGAAAATTTTATATCTGCCATGTTGTTTAGTTTTCTCGGATCATTAAGTCTAATCCATTTTCTGTTAGCATCCTATCAACACCATTTTCCATTATTATAAAATTAGTAATAACAGGTGGTGATATTTTATTTCTAATTGGTTCACCTAAGTTAGCATTAGCTGTTCCTAATATTGTTGGTGCCATTACAATAAAGCTATTATATCAGATGCTGTTGTGCTAGAAGCGTTTACTCTTCCTACATTAATAGGTATAAAAGAAGCATCTCCTACATTTTTTAATAATACTGGAGCGGTAGCAGATGTTTGAATATTTACATCACCACCAGTTCCTACGTATAATAAAAAAGAATTAGGTTTAGAATTACCTTGATATATAGCATAAGCTTTTGGAGTAGCAGCAAATATATTCGCGCTTAATCCTAATCTTGTAGCATCTATTTTGCTTGTTACTGTAGCAATGGTTCCATCAGTTAAATTATAAACTGCATCACCTTCTGATACGTTTGCTGCTATAAAATCAGCACCTCCGTCTACTAATTCACTTGCTGCAACAGCTGTATTGTTTCCACTAGCTATATCATAGGGCTGTGGAATATTTATAGTATCGCTAGGTATTACATCAATAGCATAGCTAGCTTGATTTTGTGGAAAGTTTGATATTGCCATTTTATTTTGCTTTTTCTGTTATTGGACCTGGACTGTATTTACATGGTGCGCATTTTAAATGCATGCCATTTCTACTATTACCTTTAGCCATTGGCATACCGGCTGGATCTAGAGGTCCTTCCCATATCCATTGTTGTCCTACTTGTGTTTTATTTGTTGCCATAAGTTATTTTTAAATTTATAATAAATATGTGTCTTCGTATAAACTGTTCATATTGTTCATACCTATATCTGAATTATATTGATCAGCAGCCATATCTGCTTGAGTTCTAAATTCAAACTTATCTGTATAAACAGGTTTTTTTCTTGTGGTGTCTGCCGCTTCTGTAATCATACCAGTATCAGTGTCACCTAATATCATTGAATTAGCTGCAAAAGGATTAACCATTGCTGTTTGCCTTTCAAATCTTCCTGCTGATCTTAAATTACTACCAGCATATGTTGACCTGTCTTCTTGTGTGACTGAAGCCGCTCTTTCTCTTGCTCGTATTTCGTTTTCTTTAATAGCATTACTTATTGGCCTAGCATTAACAGGTACTAATGGTTGTCTAGGTGGTGCTACAAAACTTTGAGTTGGTGGAACTAAAGCTGGAGGCATATTCATAGTTACCGCCGCATTTGTTGCTTGTGTATACCAATCTTGATAAGGCATTATCTAAAATTTTTTAACATTTTACTAATAGGTTGACCGCCTGTTATTGAATTAGCAGCGGCTATAAAAGGCCTACCTTTTTTTTCTATTCCATCAGGATCTTGTGGTGGTGAAGTAAATGTATTAGTAAATCCATAATCTTTATTTAAATAATCACTAATACTAAAACCACCAAGTAAACCACGATCATTATAGTTTATACCAAAGTTACTATTAAGATTAAAAGTTCTATTATTTAAACCTGAAGAAAAATTACCATCTCTATTAAAATTAAAATAATTACTTACCGCTGGTAAAATATTATTTTCATTATTAGTTTTGTTTTTAATTAACTGATTTTCTTCTTCTCTCTTTTTCTTTGCTTCAGCAATCTTGAGATCTCTATCTTTTAAACCTTTTTCAAGTATATTTTTTCTATTTACATCATTACCTCTTATTTGATCACCAATAGTATTTCTACCTAAAAATTTTTCTAATCTTTTATTTACTCTACGAGCTACATCTCCTACAGATCCACCAGCTGCTAACTGGTTTTGAAATTCTGTAGACATGTTACTAAAATCAGCATCGGCACCAAACTTTCTAATATTCTTTTTAATAGCTCTAGCTTCACGTCTATAATTTTTCTTTTTTATTTTAGCGTCTAGCTTAACGTACTCAGGGCTACCAGGTTTTAATTCACCTAATTTTTTCTCTAATTTACTTAAACCAGTAGACTTGCGCTTTCTTTCTTCAGCATTAGCTATAGCATCATCCGAGCTAAATTGAATGTTGTTTGCTTTGTAACTTACTGGAGCAGTAACATTAGATTTGTCTATTATTTCGTCTGCCATCTTGATTTGTCTTTGTTAACATTATCTATTGAGGTTTGTAAAACCTTATTCATATACGTATCACCTTTCATTATAACGTTTCTTTTAACGCTTGTAGGTATATCCTCTTCACCAGTCATTATTCTATATATTCTACTTATTAATTGTTTACCTTTAAATGAAATTTTATATATATTATATTTTTGTGTTGTTCTGTTTCTATTACGCCAAACAATTATCCAACCATTTTGTATCAACTTGTTCCAACGTCTATTGTTCCAACTATATGAATATGTACCTATTTCAAAATCATTTTTTGTAAATAAACCTATACAGTCTAAATATATTATCAACTCTAGTTCAGCATCAGTTAAGCCGTTGTTTTTACAAGCCCATTTGCGTATTATACGGTAATGTTTCAACAAGTGTAGATCTTTAATATCACTTGCATTTAGCTTTTTCATAAAACAACGACCACGTCTCTTAACTTAATAACGTGATATGTATCTTTATTTATTTCTATTTTGTGGCCTGCTCTACTATCAAAATAAATTTCATCGCCTTCATTTATACCTTTAACATCTTCACCTTGAGTTAATACTTTAGCTTTTTCAAATCTAATGTCTTCTCTTTGGCTGTGAGTTAAAAGCAAACCACCTTTTGTTTTTTCTACACCTTGTTGCATAGGTGTTATAATTAAATTATCTCCTATCGCCTTCATGTATTCTAATATTATTTATTACACAATCAGTTGATAAAATAGTTGTAGCTACAGAAGCCGCATTTTTTAGGGCGCTCTTTGTAACCAATAGTGGGTCAATAATACCACTATCAATCATGTTTACCATATTTCCTGTAACCACATCAATACCCATGTTTTCTTTAACTATGGGTGTATCATTTTTTATACCAGCATTGCTAAGTATAATATTAAAAGGAGATTTAATAGCATCAAATAAAACTTGTTCTGCTTTGTTAGCAGCTTTAATTTTTGTTGACGCGTTAAGTAGAGCTATACCTCCACCTGGAACTATACCTTCTTTTATCGCGGCTTTTGTAGCACAAACAGCATCTTCTACTCTATCTTTTTTTTCTTTTAATTCTACGTCAGAATTAGCACCAACTTTTACGTTGGCTATTTTAGCAGATAGTAATGCTAATCTTTTTTCAAGTCTTGTTATAGGGCCAGGTTTTGTTTCATTAGCTATATCTTTTTTCACCTGCTCAATAACATTTTCTACTTCTGGTGAAACACCTGCTACCTGTATAATGGTTTCATATTCTGTTGTTACTGATTTTATACATTCACCTAAATGTTCTGGTTGTATTAAATCTAAATCATCACCTAAATGTTCATTAATAACTGTAGCTCCAGTCATTAAAGCAATATCATTTAGCACTTGTTTTTTAGTAACACCAAAATTTGGAGCATCAACTATATTTATTTTTATATTACCTTTTATTTTATTCATAGCTAAAGCAGCAAGAACTTTAGTGTCTGCGTCAGCTATAACTAATAAAGGTCTATTAGTTTTTATAACATGTTCTAATACAGCTTGTATTTTACGTATATTTTCTATTTCAGATTCTACAATTAACACCAAAGGTTTTATAAGCTCTGCTTTTTTACCTGCTTTATCGGTAACAAAACTCATGTTCTTTAAACCTTTTTCATATTGTATACCATCTACTATTTCTATATACGTCTGATCTGTATCAGATTCTTCCATAGCCACAACACCGGTTTTTCCTACTGATAAAAATGCTTCAGCAATTTTTTTACCTAATTCATTATCATTATTAGCTGATATTGTTGCTACTTGTTCTACCATATCATCTACAACAGGTATACTTATTTTATCTAAGTATTTTATTGTTTTGTTTACAGCTGAGTCAATACCTTCTTTTAGCCATCTTACATTGTTATCATCTTGCTTTTTAGCTAGTTGTAAAATTGAATGAGCTAGTATTGTTGCAGTTGTAGTACCATCACCCGCTTCTTTTACTGTTTTACGAGCCGCTTCTTTAATTAAAGCTGCACCCATGTTTTCAACAGGATCAAGTAGTGTGATACTTTCTGCTACTGTAATACCATCTTTTGTTATGGTGGGTTTACCTAAATTGTCTTCTAAGATAACACACTTACCGTTAGCCCCAAGAGTGGAGCTAACAGCTTTTGTGAGTTTATCTATTCCATTTAATATCTTACCTTGAGCCTCTTGACCAAAGTTAAGATTTTTAACAAGTTTATCTGTCATATTATTTAATTAAATTTTATTGTGGTTTAGATATTATTTAAAGGTTTTAACTACCTTGGGTCCTTTTAAAAAGTCTACTTTTTTAGCATAGTGCTCTACTGATCCATCAATAGCAGCTTCTGCTCCTTCAATAGTTTCTCTTCTTGTAACGTCATGCCATTTTTCACAGCAATGATCTTCTTCTGGATTACAAGGACAATCTATGTCTTTATATTCCGTTTGAAAGAAACCGTTAGGTAATTGTGTTATCCTCCAGTTTTTCTTTTCTGAAAGATGTTTCCAAAGTTTAATTTGGTCTTCGGATATTTGTGGTTGACTATTCCACGTTCTAGTCGAATAATAAAACGTCATTGGTTTTGGTTTTAATTAATAATTGGTATTGCTCTCACCGAGCAGGTATATTTATATAATCACTTGTTAAAGTGTTATTTTACTTATTGTTTAATCATTACTACACCAGCAACAGGAAGAGAGGGGTCTGACCCGTCTGTTTGGTATAATGTTCCAGTTGCAACACCCGCTGCACCAGCGGCTGCGTCATCCGCATAAGCTGCTAAATTTTGGTTAAATAAAATACCTCCATCAATTTCAATACCTCCGTTTACTACAGATGATTTAATTGTAAGCGTTGGGTTTTGAATTGTGCTTCCTATTTTCCAGTCTCCATCATTCCAGTTATACAAATAACCAAAATTACCGCCATCATCATCATATCCAAAAGAAACTCTGTATCCAAAGTTTTCGTCTACAATTATATATTCTGGATCACCACCAGCTGCTCCTGGTTCTCTTGATAAAACCATACTATAGGCATCTCTTAATATCATATAGTTTGCTCCTGCTACAGATGGATAAGTAACTGAAGCCGCAGAGGGTGCTAGTGTAAATTGACCAGGTGATGTTTCTTGATACACTGCTAGTCTATCGTTAATTCCTGGAGTTGATCCACCTGCAATTACAGTATCAATAACGTCTTGCATTGTATATTGAGTAGCGGCAGATGTAGTTATGTTAACATTGTCATTTTGAGTGTGTATAACTCCACCTGGTTTAGATGGGTCATACCATGAAAGTTTATAAGTTGTAGGTATTAATGCCATTTTTTTATTTTTTAATTATTTTGTTAAATTATTCTTATTTGTATAACGTTTCCGTTTCTATATAATCCGTTAATTGGTACGCCACCTGCTGCTGCAGCTGCGTCATCAGCATAGTTTCCTAATCCACCAATTAAAACACCACCATTACCGGTTCTATTTAAATTAATGTCACCATCTGATTCTAATTCTATTTCAGCGCCACCTGTTGCTTGTCTTGATATAACAAATCTTGATCCTTGTACAGCACCAGCAAAATGCATATAAACATCGGCAGATGCACCACCGGCTGGGTGAGTAAATGATATACCTGTTGATGTATCAATTGAGCCTAATAAATAAATACCACCTTGTGTCATGTTAAGCTTTGTGCTTTCTACATCAAAATTATTCCCATCAACTCTAAAATCTGCCTGACAAATTATTTCACCAGATTCTTCAACCATACTAGAATCCTCTATTTCACCACTTCCTACAGGCGCTTTCCATTTAGTAAGGCTATTTGTTGTTCCACTCCCTGTAACTACACCTCCTGATCCAGTAACTGTATCAATAATGTCCTGCATCGTGTATTGAGTATCAAATGAGGTTGCTGTATTAGCGTTGTTATTGACAGTAGATATTATTCCTCCAGGTTGCGATGGGTCATACCAATCTAATTTATATGTTAGTGGAATTAATGCCATTTTTTAATTCTTTTTTTAATCTGTTTTTTACTTTTATTTCTATTTCTTTTTTTCTTTTTGACTGTGATATTAAATGAGTGTATCCGTATGCTTCAGCATCTCTTTCATCTACCCATTGTTTACCAAGTGTTGTTATTGGTACTTTATAGTGTAACAATAAATTGCTAATAAAATATTGTTCAAACATTATTGAAGGAACATTCATAGAATCTGCAATTTTACCAGCAGTATTAATATAGTCTAAAGCTAAATCGTACCATTCAGGTATATGTGTTAAATCATTGTAACCCATAAAACCACAACACACAGCATTTAATTTTACTTTAGAAAAATCTACATATTTATGCATTTTTAGCTCTGGCGTGGCATGACAGTTTTCTATTAACCTTCTATAATATTGATGACTATACTCGTCTGTTTCCCAGTTTTGAAAACACGCTTTAGCTTTTAAAATATGAGCAGGAGGTTTTTTAAACCAAAAAGCATCCATATCTAAATGCATAAAAGGTTTGTCTTGCAATAAACAAGCATGCAGTTTACCTATGGCCCAAAACTTTCTATCTATTTTGTTTAGAGTATCTAGTTCTACTTTAACATTATCAAATGGTATTTTTAAATCTTTTACTAAAAGATCATAACCTTTTTTATCTGTTACTAACTCTACTTCATCTGCCCACCTTTTACTCATTAAAGCAGAAAGCTTAGCGCTATTTGCAAATGCTTCTTTAGTATTAAATCCTACACAATCGTCTTTTGCTGGCTTTGACCAGTGACTGTAAACAACTTTATTAATCATTTTTTAAATTGGTGTAACCAACTATAAATTCATTTTCGTGATAGTAAACAGGTTTTTTAATTTTTTTTCTAAACATTTTTTTAATTAAATTTAATATAAATCGTATCATTGTTTTTTTTTATAAATTACCTAAACCAATACCATCGCCGTCATAGTAATAAGTAGCTGGTGGTGGAGTTGCTCCTAACCATTTCCATACAACCCATCCAGGTCCATCCGCGCCGCCATGTATAAAATCCATTTGACTACCTTGAACTCTATTACTAACTCCATTATAATAGTATGTAGAACCAGTTACACCATTTACGCGAACTATATCAGTTGTACCTGTACTTGCGTTACTTATTCTATTAGACGCGTGTATTCCTTCCATTCCTAGATATACAGTCTTTGTGCTAAATCCTTCAGATGGATTTAAAGCACCACCTCTAGCGTAAACAAATAAGCTCCACCATGGCGCACTCCAGTTATTTCTTAAAAAAGTTTTTTGGAATGTTCTAATAAAGAAATCTCCTTTACCCCATGTTGGTTGTAGATTACCGCCGTAACTCATAGTTCTGAAAGCATAATCAGAAGTAAAAGTATAAGCGTCTACTACGCTTTCTTCTGAAGTCATATCATTAGTTGGGTTGCCTGGGTGTTCTGGATAATCATTTGTAAGTAAATAATTGTCGTCATCTTGTCCACCACCAAGCGTTACCATAACATTCATAGGTGCTGGCGTGCTAGTAGCATCATCATATAAATTTCCTGTAAATACTGCTATATCTACAGATACTGTTACCTCCCATAATCCTTTTAACATAATTCCACTTTGAAAAGATCCCATGTCAAATGCAGCACCAGTAGTGGTGGATGCAGCCTGTGTATCTATAGAGATTGGGTCTTTGCTTCCCCACGAAGCTCCAACATTTCCAAATAAATCAGTTAACGAATAATTTGTTTTATTAATAATAATAGGTGGATGCTTTACAGTAAGACCTAGACCTGGAATTATTGGATCTTGAATATTTGCAAATGCTGTGAAATTGTAGTATGATGAATTGTTTGAACTAAATGCAGTTACAGGAAATATTAATACTACTTCACCCTCTTTAACAGTTTCTGATAATGCACGCGAAGCTTCAGAATTTCTGTTTACAGGAATTATGTAATTTGCTACTGCTGATGTATTTTCAACTACTGAATTCGTAACTGTGTCTATAATGTCTTGCATCGTATACGAAAAATCAGTCAAGTTAGCATTTGCCTGATACGATGTTTGATAAAGCCTGTGTGTTGGGTCGTAAAATACAACCCCTCTTGATGCTGGTATAATTGCCATTTTAATTTTTTTTATGTTATGTCTACCGTCATATTACTGACGTTTAAAATTCTATATATTATGTTTAGTCTTAAATCTCCATCTCCTTGAGTTGGATCAATACCTGGTGTTCCAAGTATTATTGCTGTATTTTCTACTAATTCCTGTGCGCCAAATCCGAAAGCAGCTGTAGCATTTTGATTACCTAGAAGTATATCACTTGCTGCGTTCATATAGGTCTCTTTAATTCCTGATTGTATAGCTTGTACACTACCTACAAAACCATCAGCACAAACTACTAAATAACTTGTAAAGTCATATACAGTTGTATTAAATGTATACTTAAATGCTACGCTTAATACTTCTATTGCTTTACCTACTCCTGGAGACGCTATAAGTTGTTTAGGTGTTGTTGCTAAATTACCTAATTCATTAAAATCAACTGATACACTTACTTGTCTTGCTCCAGATGTGTTAAGTAAAGGACTTACCCATTGTGTTGCTGTAATTGTACTAGCTAATACTTGACCACTTGTTCCTGAAGATCCAAAATTATCTATTATTTTAGCAGCAAATTTAGCGTCATTTTGAAAATCGTTTACTCCATCAAAAGTAGTAGTAACACCCGCTGTACCTATAGTAGCAGCTACTGTTGGAAGAAGCTCGATAGTTGGACAATCTACAGTTGTTTTAACAGCAGGTGTAAGTAACAAAGCACTTAAATCATCTCTTATAGAACTATCACCTAGCTCTACACCCGATGGTGTCCATCTAACTACTGTATCAACTGTTCCGCTACCGCTTATTGCACCTGCTCCAGCCGATACATCTATCCACTGTACTTGAGTTCCAGTTGAAGATAATACTTGACCCGCGGCTCCAGGGTTTGCAGCTGCATCCATAACAGCTACTCCAGGTGAAAAACTTACTTCTGAGTTATTAAATCTAACAGTACCTACTGTAGCATTTATATTTATATTTCCTGTGTTTGTAAATTCTATAGTACTTACTTGACTATTACCAATATCTATTCCAACAGCTGCAGCACCTCCAAGAGATAATAAACCAGCCGCGCTCATCACTATATCAGTACCATTATCAGTTGTTTGAGAATCTCCTAATGAAGTTGTACCTGTCCATTTAGTCATAGTGTTTGCTGTACCTGTACCAGAGAATATATTTTGGTTGTCTATTTCTTGCCATACAGTTCCATTAAATACACACCAATCACCTATTTCCCAAGAATTAAAACCATCTAAGTTAGTTGTACCATCTGCACTAACGATGTAGTAGTCACCTTGTACGCCTACACC